TAGTATTCAAAAAAATGCTGAGTTTCATCATAAATCTGGATTACAACCCGAAATTATTAGAAAATCTTATCTCCATTGCTGTGATTGGTGTCAAGAGGTTCAAGGTAGCTATAAATATCCAAAAGTTCCAAAGAATGTTTATAGAAGACATCAACATTGTCGTTGTACTGTTGACTATGATCCAAAAAGCGGGAAAGTTAAAGACATTTGGAGTAAAATTTGGAGAAAAACAGATGAAAGTGATAAGATAGAAGCAAGGAAAGATATCAATGGGAAATCTCAAATGAGCGAAGTGAGAAAACTTGCGCTTCAAGAAGGAATTACCTCGAATCCTATCAAAAAAAGTCCTAAAAAACTAACTGAGGAGCAAATCATTGCTGCTGTTGGTGGTGGAGATAAAACAAAAGGATCATGTTCATCCGCAGCTTTTGCTTACATAGGTAATAAAGGTGGTTATACCGTTTTAGATTTTCGAGGAGGGGAAAGCTGTGACTTTTTTGCTAGAAACAGTAGAATCCAAATGATAGGAAATCTTCCTGGTGTTAAAATGCATGTTGTTAAACATACAAATGACTTTACTGCTGTCAGAGAATTGTTGGAAAAGGTAGAATCTGGGAATGAATATTATTTAGCGGCAGGTAGACATGCGGCTATCATAAGAAAAAATGAAGGCCGTTTCGAATATTTGGAATTACAATCCAGAATATCAAACGGGTTTAAACCATTAGATAACATTGTTTTGAAAGAAAGATTCAAGTGTAAAAAAACGCATAGTACCAGACACGGTAAATATGAGGTGGATAGTTGTATTATTGATTCGGATTCATTGAAAGATAATCCTGAGTTCCATAATATATTGAGTTTCATTAACACAGCCGGTTCTAAACAAATGAAAGGAATTGAAGGCCATGAAAGATGATCATGAAGAAATAAACTGGTCTGAATATTGCTATAAAGAAAATCATGATGACAAAATTTGGTGGGTTGATACGTCATGGTTTGCTAGAGGGTTGATGTTATTTACGTTTGATAAGGAAAAGTTCTATAACCTTTTTGAAGATTACCCTCAAAACATGACTTCAGAAGAGGTTGAAATCTTTGATAAAGAAAATCCATATTGGGCTGAATTCTTTTCAGACCGAAAATAAGAATACTGAAGCACTCGAAAGGGTGCTTTTATTGTGGTTTTAATTAGGAGGTGATCTGATATCTCCCAGCGATAGGGTTATCATGCGATTACGATTGAAAGGTTATAGTATGGCTAGGAAGAAACTTGGCAATCAGAATCCTACTCAATCGGTGATTTTAAAATACGTCAAGAAAAATTCATTAGCAAATGAAGCGATTGATCTTTACGAAAAAACTGGTCTTTCTTGCTATTCTTGGCAAAAAAACCTTCTACTACCTATGATGGCTGTTGATAAAAATGGCTTATGGGTGCATCAGAAATTTGGATACTCTATTCCTCGACGGAACGGAAAGTCAGAACTTCTTTACATTTGTGAAATTTGGGGGCTGCATAAAGGACTAAACATCCTTCACACAGCTCATCGTATTTCCACTTCTCACGCCTCATTTGAAAAGGTTAAACGTTACCTAGAGAAAATGGGATATGTGGATGGTGAAGATTTCAACTCTATCCGTGCCAAAGGACAGGAACGGATTGAATTATATAAAACTGGTGGTGTGGTCCAATTCCGTACCAGGACATCAAATGGGGGTCTTGGTGAAGGATTCGATATGCTGATCATTGATGAGGCACAGGAATACACAACAGAGCAGGAATCTGCTTTGAAATATACTGTAACCGATAGTGCTAATCCAATGACTATCATGTGTGGGACTCCTCCTACACCAGTTTCCAGTGGTACAGTCTTTACTAAGTATCGAGAAACGTGCTTATTCGGTAAAGGGAAATACTCTGGTTGGGCTGAATGGTCTGTGTCTGAAGAAAAAGAGATTGACGATGTGGATGCCTGGTATCATTCAAATCCATCAATGGGTTATCACTTGAATGAACGAAAAGTAGAAGCTGAGTTAGGTGAAGATAAACTAGATCATAATGTTCAACGTCTAGGTTTCTGGCCTACTTACAATCAGAAGTCTGCTATATCTGAAACAGAATGGAACGAATTAAAAGTATCTGATATTCCTGATCTTGTCGGACAATTATTTGTTGGGATTAAGTATGGACAAGATGGTACAAACGTTGCCATGAGCGTTGCAGTGCGGACGAAAGATGGACGTTTTTTTGTCGAAGTTATAGATTGTCAATCAGTGCGCAATGGGAATGACTGGCTAGTGGCTTTTTTGCGTAGTGCAGATGTGGCCCAAATCGTTATTGACGGTGCAAGTGGTCAAAAGATTCTAGATGAAGAATTAAAGGATTACAAAATTAAGAATGTCATCTTACCAACCGTTAAAGAGATCATAGTGGCAAATGCTCTTTGGGAGCAGGGTATTTATCAAAAAAATATCTGCCATGCTGGACAACCATCTCTATCAAAAGTGGCTACTAACTGCGATAAGCGTAATATTGGTTCAAATGGTGGTTTTGGTTATCGCTCTCATTTTGACGATATGGATATTTCTTTGATGGACAGCGCTTTGCTTGCGCATTGGGCTTGTGTAACCACTAAACCTAAGAAAAAGCAAAAAATCAGTTATTAAAAAGTAGCAGTCTAAGAACTGCTTTTTTTGATGATAAAATTACCGAACTGCCGGGAAAGCAGGAGAAAGGAGACATGAGAATGTCAGAATTTAAGGTTATTGAAACGCAAGAGGAACTTGATGCAATCATCAAGAATCGTTTAGAACGATTAAAAGAAAAATACTCGGATTACGATGAGATAAAAGCTCTTGCTGTTCAAGTACAGGATGAAAATAGCAGTCTAAAATCTGCATTAGAAACTTCTAAGCAAGAGACAGAAAGTTCTAACAAGCAAATTGCCGATCTTGAGGCTAAAATTTCCGGTTATGAAACGGAAAACTTACGGACTCGAATTGCATTACAGAATGGTTTGCCATTCGACTTAGCTGATCGCTTGCAAGGTACCGATGAAGAAAGTCTAAAAGCAGATGCAGAACGCTTAGTATCTTTTATCAAACCTGTTGAACCTGTTGCACCAATGCGTGTTGTAGAACCACAAATTGGAGACAATAAAACATCGCAAATGAAGTCAATGCTTCGAGAATTAAATAATACAGGAGAATAATGTAATATGACAGACAATTCATTAAAACAAGGAACGCTTTTTAAACCAGAATTGGTTAAAGAACTCATTTCAAAAGTGCAAGGACGTTCTGTTCTTGCCAAGCTCTCATCTCAAACACCAATTCCATTTAATGGAGTTGAGCAATTTATCTTTAATCTTGAAGGGAATGCTCAAATTGTTGGTGAAGGACAACAAAAAGGTGCGGGTAAAGCAATCATTGAACCAAAGGTAATCAAACCGCTTAAATTTGTGTACCAAGCACGTATCACAGATGAATTTAAGTATGCTTCAGAAGAAAAACAACTAGAATATCTTTCACAATTTGCTGATGGATTCGCTAAGAAAATCGCAGATGCTTTTGATATCGCTGCTATCCACGGTTTGGAGCCAAAAGGGCTTACAGATGCAACCTTCCGTGACACTAACTCATTTGATGGTTTGATCACTGGGAATATCGTAACTTATGCAGAAGATAAATTTGACGATAATATTGATGCTGCTGTCCAACAAATCGTAGCTAAGGGCGGAGAAGTTACTGGTGTGGCTATCTCTCCAGTAGGTGGTCAATCACTTGCTAAGTTGAAAGTAAATGGTGTGGTTCAATATCCAGAATTCCGCTTTGGTCAAAATCCTGACTCGTTCTACGGAATGAAATCAGACGTAAACAAAAACTTGACTGTTACTGGTGGAACTGCTCAAACAGACCATGCAATCGTTGGTGACTTTGAGAACCGTTTCAAGTGGGGTTATGCTGAAAATATCCCAATGGAAATCATTGAATATGGTGATCCAGACGGAGCTGGTCGTGACTTGAAAGCCTACAATGAAATCTTGCTGCGTGCTGAAGCGTTTATTGGATGGGGTATCCTTGATGCTGATGCATTTGCTCGTGTTAAAGCGTAAGGTGATTTGAAATGATTTACGTTAATAAAGTATCAGGAGAAATAATCATCACTGATTCAGTGCTTGGCGGCGATTGGATTGCTAGTAGTGAACATAAAAACGGGACAGAAGTTCCAGAAATGAAAGTGGCAGATATTCGCTCTAAACTAGATAGTTTAGGAATCGAATACGACAAAGGAGCTAAGAAGGCTGACCTTCTTGCTCTTTTAGAACAACATGAAGGGTAAATAAAATGACAACATTTGCGACAGTTGAAGACCTTGAAACTTTGTGGCGTTCTTTGAAATTTGATGAACGAGGAAGAGCTAAGGCACTGTTGGAAATTGTGTCAGATTCTCTTCGTGAGGAAGCTAAGAAAGTCAGCAAAGATTTAGATAAGATGGTGCTTGACAGCCCATCTTATCAAAGTGTTGTGAAATCTGTTACCGTGGATGTGGTTGCTCGTACATTAATGACATCAACTGATCAGGAGCCAATGACACAAATGGCTGAGTCTGCTATGGGATATTCTTTTAGTGGCTCTTATTTGGTGCCTGGTGGTGGCTTGTTTATCAAGGAGTCTGAACTAAAGAGGTTAGGCTTCAAAAAGCAAAGATATGGGGTGATTGATCTTTATGGGACGAATTAAAGGTATTACGATCACTCTTATAGAAACCGTTGAGAAGGGAAGGGATGACTTTGGTCATCCCATTTTTGAGGAAGTTGAAACTTTGGTGGATAATGTCCTTATATCTCCATCTTCAACGGAAGATATTACAAGCCAGATGAATCTAACTGGACGGAAAGCAGAGTATACTCTAGCAATACCAAAAGGTGATCTTCATGATTGGGAAGATAAAGAAGTTTTATTTTTCGGTAAGAGATGGAAAACTTTTGGTATTCCTCTTGAAGGGATTGAGGAAATGCTTCCTTTGACCTGGAACAAGAAGGTGATGGTAGAACGCTATGAGTGATGTTAAGTTTAAGCTTAATCGTGCAGGAGTGGCTGAATTAATGAAATCTGCCCCTATGCAAAATGTCCTTTCGCAATATGCATCTGATATTCAATCTAGATGCGGTGATGGATATGTAAAAGATATTCATGTAGGTAAAAATCGTGCTAATGCAATGGTTAGTGCAAAGACCTATAAAGCTAAGAAGGACAATATGAAAAACAATACTCTTTTGAAGGCGGTGAATTAAATGATTGAAATTGTTATCAAGAAATATCTTGACGGTCATTTATCGGTACCGTCTTTTTTTGAGCATGAAACAAACATGCCACAAGAGTTTGTAATCCTTGAAAAGACTAGGGGAGCCAAGAAGAACCACGCAAAGACTGCAACCTTTGCTTTTCAGAGCTATTCAACCAGCATGCAGAAAGCTGCTGAATTGAATGAGAAAGTAAAACAAGTTGTCGAAAGCATGATTGAACTGAATGAAATCAGTGGAATCCACCTGAACAGTGATTACAATTTCACAGACACAGAAACTAAAAAATATCGTTATCAAGCGGTATTTGACATAAATTATTTTTAAGAAATGGAGAATGGAATGGGATCAGAAGCTCAAACTACTCAAACAACATCGTCATCATTAGTGACGACAGCAAAACCTAAAATTGGGGGTGCAATCTATTCAGCACCTAAGGGAACTCCTCTACCAACAGATGCTACAACCGCCTTAAATGCTAAATTTCTATCTCTAGGATATATCTCAGAGGATGGCTTGGAAAACGAAAATAGCCCTGAATCTGAAAACGTCAAGGCATGGGGTGGTGATATCGTACACTCCTCACAAACAGAAAAACCCGATACATTCACTTATACATTAATCGAGGCATTGAATGTCAATGTTCTTAAGGAAGTGTACGGTGCGGATAATGTGACTGGTGATCTTAAAACAGGTATCACTATCAAGGCTA